TCATCGAAAAGGGATTTAAAGTAGTTTTCGTCAAACACCGAGATATTCCAAAAGACTGACTGTGCCCCACGTGCGGCGGCGGGTTGATTCATTGCGTATATAACACCCTGAAGCTCCTGTGCAATGTCCACGGGATTGGTCAGTAAGTAATCTCCACCATATGTCTGTTGAGCGAAGTAGTCAAAATACATAAGAAATTCTACAGTCGCCACCGCTCCGGCAAAGTCAGACGCAACCTGATAGACAAGGTTCACAAAAGAACCACAGAAAGACTGCAAGTTCTTAGGTGCCTTAGAGGTTCCACCGAGAGTTTTAGTACCTTCCATCAAGAACGGGTAAAGTGTGATAGAAGCACAGTATGGTCGTAAGCTGGTTTCATCATGGATATAAATTAAATGTTCCTTAATGTCCCGCAAATAGTTATCTGCTATTTCAGACCCAAACATTTCTAAAAGTTTAGAGTACACCCTGTTTCTATTGACTTGGATATATTCTTGTTTGAATAGTTCCGCTTCTAAAACCGCTAAGGTTTTATTCGTCACATTGGCGTTACTGTCGACTGCACTTCCAGTTGCAGGATTTTCAGCATTGATGAAAGTATTAATAAATTTTTCTTTATCTGATAGATATTCTTTTGAAAGTTCTTTCAACTTTTTCTCCTTTCTTAAGACTTTTGAAAGAGATATGTAATATCTTTCCATTCTTTACTTTTAGGGTCACGGGCAAAAAATTTTTGGTTGGTCTGTGAATTATCAAGACCGCCTTTTTCCTCAATAAATTCACCTGTTTTTAACCAAGTTAAATTTATATTCTTTCGTAACTCTTTATTGATTGTCGAATTATAAGAGGCACCACTGTAGAGACCTACCGGGAGAATTTCAGACAGTCTTTTAATAGCTTCCTGAAGGATAGGTAACGAGATACCATTTGTTGTACCTCCCATTAGAAGAATAGCGTTCGCGCCTAAATTTTTCTGTTCCTGTGCTCTTTTTTGGATGATGTTGAAGTCTACCCAAATATTTTTTGGTAAAGGAATACTGAGATATTCAGAATGACACCCCGGACATTTTCCATGACAGTTGCCAATAAGAAACACTGCGGCTACCTTATCAGGTATTTCTGTTAAAGAAATAGTCATATCAACAACGGGTAATTTCACGATCTCTTACCTCCATAAGTCTATTAAAGACAAACCAAAAGTTATTTTGGCTTTCCAGTCTTGGCTTCGGTTCAATGAAGTCCAACATTGAGCACAGTTCGGCAAACTTAAAGGTACTTTTACGTACTCTATTTTTCTTACGTTGCTTATCTTTCTTATTAAAAATCACTTTCTGTCTCCTCCTTAAAGTAGTCTGCTTTAGACTCACGTTTTTTAGTAGTTGCTTCTAAGCGGTCTGTCTCTTTGTCATATTTCAGATACCCTGCCAGCCCTGTTTCCCCTGAGTGTCGGTTCTTAAGGACTCTTATTTTTACAAGGTTCTTTTCTTCTATGTCTTCTGCTTGTTGGTTTCTTTCAAGTGCCCAAACACCGTCAGATAACTGTGCTAAAGCATGAGAGCCACGCAGATGACTAAGACTGATTGCTCCACCTTCTTCGGCAGGTTGACCATCCACACGTTTCAGGTGTGAGATAATCAAAAGACCAACCCCGGTTTCTTCTACAAGAGACCTAAGGTTGGTCATAAGGACATCTGTCGCTTTTCTTTCATTCTCAATATCAAGACCGCTTATAGCGATTGTGATATGGTCGAGAATGATAAAATCACATTTTTCGGCAACTGCAAGGTATCTTATTTTCGACATCAGGTTGTCACTTTCAAGTGATCCAAAATGTTGATAAAAGACAAAATTACCGTTACCAAGAGTGTCATTATAGATTTTTTGATATTCGTCATCGGAAACAAGATGTCTGTTAAGTGCTAATCTTTTCCCGCTTTGGACTGCCATAAGTCCCTTAGCTGTTCTTTTGATGTTTTCTTCAAGCATCATCATGCCAACTTTGAGGTTCAACCCTACACCAAAATGATGGGCTATTTGTCTAACAAATGTTGTTTTGCCTGTACCTGAACCAGCCGTAATTACGATTAGTTCTCCTTTGCGGATACCAAGGGTCATTTCCTGAAGTGGAATTTCCCACGGAAAGGGGTAGCCTTGGTCTTCGTCAGGTTCATCTTTTAGGATGTCCCACAGCTCAGTACCATTAATAATACCGTCAGGCTTATATGTTTTTGCTTGAAAAATTGCATCTAAGATTGCATCAGGTCGCCCGGCAATCAGACATTCATTAGGGTCTTTTAGTGGTAAATAGGCAAGTTTAAGTTTCCCCGGAGGTAAAATACGACAAACATCGTCTGTCGCTTTGCGTCCCGGTTCGTCCATATCAAACATTACTATGATTTCTTCAAAGTTATTCAACCATTCAAGTTGTTCTTTAAAGACTCTTTTAGCTGATTGACAGCCATTCGGTATGGATACTACTGGATACTTATTACCGCCTACTTGACTGACTGTAAGACAATCTATTTCACCTTCTGTAATTACAAGGCGTTTCCCTTGTGCCCATAAGTGTTGCCCAAAGAAACGGTGAGACAGGTTTCCAAGAACGCTGAAGTGTTTATCAGCGAACCGTAATTTTTGCCCGATAATGTTACCGCTGTCATCACAATAGCAGGCGACTTGACAAGGGTCACCGTTGTAGGTAGTTACATAATACCCATACTTACGACAGGTCGTCTGTGTTATCCCACGTTTACTTAATGCTTCAAAAGTCATATCCTGTGGATGTATGGTGCCTTTTAAAGCCTTTGGGTGTTCCTTTGGTGTGTCTCCTGCTCCATTATGGTGAGTTTCACAGGAAAAACAGAAGGTGTGGTCTGTATAGACTGTGAGAGCGTCACTACTTCCACAGTCCGGGCAAGGTTGATGTGTGAGGACGACCTCACTTTCCATTCTATTCAGTCCTTTCGATTGTTTTTAAATCTTTATATTTTTTCTGTAAGTCTGCAATAAGCCTAGTAAGCACATAGCTTTGACTGTCACTAGGCTTTCCGGTACTTGTTTGAACGAGTACATAAATTGATACCTCATTATCAGGTAAGTTCCACCCCGCTATGGTTTCTATAGATCTGTCCGTCTCTATGGCACCTTCAGGTGTCACAAAAAAGTGCACGCCTGTATCAAGGGCACCAGTTTGTCGGCATTGTCTGTAGTAATCTTTTAGGTTATTAGTTTTTGTATCCTTAAAAAACAAAACGACACCTAAAGTTTCAGCACGTTCTCGAAGTTTAATCATTTCAATAAAACTCCTTCTAAGCTGTACTTATTGGTGTCTTTAAGCCATTCTTCAGGAATATAACCTTTTGCGTACTTATAGCCATATTTCAGGCACCAGTCCGCATAGCTGGTTTTACTGCCTTTATAAAGTTTTGTGGTTGGGTTACTGAAGACAAAACGGATTTCTAAATGTGGCATCTGTTCTTTTACAAGCAGGTGCTTCTTTCTGTCCTCTGCTTCAAAAAGCCCTTTACCTTCTATGATGATACCATTCGGTAACACAAAGTCAGGTGTATAGGTGTGATTAGTTGCAGGGATAACATATTTGATTTTATGCTTCTCGTAAGAGGCATCAATACCAGCATTTTTGAGTTGTTCCGCTAATCTATCTTCCAATCCGCTACGATATGGTGTCTGAGCGAACGCATAGCCACCTGTTCTACTGAAAAATTTACGTGTTGCTATTAAAAGTCAGCTCCATTTTCAGTATCTTCGTCACCAGTGAAAGGCGACTCAACGGTTTCTGCATCAGCCGCAACATAGCCGTCTTCTTCAATATCGAAGCCGAAAGCACCTGCATCTTGCTGACCATATTCCTTAAGTTCAATTACCTGTACTGCTTCAAGATAAAGCGTAACCCCTTTCATGGTCTTATTTTTCCAATAGGGGTTGACAGAATAAGCGACACGCACAATAGAGCCGGAACCTACTTCCACGTTATCCGGCAACGGTTTACCTTTACTGTCATAAATCGGAACCGTTTTCTTAAAGGTTTCCCCTTGTTTATTAGTAAAAGTAGATTTAGTTTTGAATTTGAAATATTCGTCACCATCTTTTGTTTCACCTAAGCCAATATTAGGATTAGCAAAGGATTTACCTTTGTATTCCGGCATAGATTTTGCTTTCTCTACTTCACCCATAAGGAACTCTTTGAATTTTTCGGTTTCCTCTGCTTCAAGCATCAATTTGATTGTCAAACCTATTTCTTGTCCTTCGTAGGTTTCAGGTTTCCGCAAGTGCGGGTACATTGCTACACCTTTAGCAGTTGTATAAATTTGTCTTTTTGCCAATATTAGATACTCTCCATTTCTTTTAAAATTTGTTTGATTTCATCCAGTGCATCTTTTTTCATTTGAATTGCCTGTTCGTAAGCTTCATAGGCAGACAGCAGGCGTAAACGTGGATCACTTTTCGCGCATACTTCCTCAATGTTGTCTTGTTCGGCTGTAGGCAAACTGCAAGTTTCCTCAGAGATAATTTCCAACTCGTTAGGCCACATAAACCAGCCATTGTTTTCTTCTAAAGTGCCATCACATCTATGCCCATCGAAGCCCTCAAATGCAACTGCTAGTGTGTCATCAGTATCAACATACTTCACCTCACCTATTAAACCTGCGGGTTCATCAGTAAGAGCCTTTACTTTCATACCTTCTTTAAAATCATGTACTGTTAACATTTTTATCTTCCTCTTTCTTTATTATTTTCCGGTTGAGCCAATCCCACCGGAACCACGTTTAGTGTCCTTTAGTTCCTTAACGACCTTAAAGGCTACATCTTCGTTCTTTTTGATAAGTAACTGAGCTACTCGTTCACCATGGAACAACCGACAAGGGTAGTCTGCTGTATTATCAATAATCAAGCATAATTCACCTGTATAATCACTATCAATAATACCGACACCATTACCAAGTCTAAGGCGACTATTAGCACCAACTGAAGACCTTAAATAAATCTCTGCATGGTAACCTTTTGGGATACCAAGAGCGAAACCAAGCGGTACAATAGTGCTCTGTTTATGTGGTAAATAGTGTTCCCCACAGACAGCAAGGTCATAGCAAGCCGCTTCTTCGGTCTTACTTTCAGGCAAAACTGCATCAGGATTTAGAACCTTGATGTCGATTGTAAGTGCCTTAGTTTTCTTTGAAGTTGTTGCTGTTGTAATTTCTCCTCACCTCCTTTCAGTTAAACAAAAAGTGAGGTCAGAGTTTGTCGACTCTTTCCCCACTATCTGTGACGCTTAGATAAATTCAATTTGAAAATCTTTAGTATCTTTTGGTAGATATACTTTTGCAGGTTTACCACATTTTTGAGCAAGTCTAGCAAGCGCAATTTGAGAACCTGTAATGTAGTCGAAGGTGTCATCAGGGCTACAAGATGCAGATGCTTCTATTGTTTTATCGCCTTTAACGAGGGTAAAAATGATTTTATTACCTTCACGATGCCCGTCTAATTTTTCTTCGTTTAGTGTATTTAATCTTTTTAATTCTTCTAGTGCTTCTTTGCATTGTCTTTTTGAATAGTCATAAAGTGCGTCAAAAAGTGCTTCGTCGCACTCCTTTAGTAATTTTTGCAAGTAATCTGATGCTGAGTCTTTTTCATTAAGAATGGTTAATTCTTCACAGCTCCAAAGACGTTTGTTGTCCCATGAAAAGTGCCCTCCACGAGAAAATATATTTTGCGTCGATGACTTTTTATCCCATTTAATCACAAAGAGCTTAGTAGAGACAGTAGCTACAGTACCATTCCCACACTCTTTATGGTGAACTCTAAGCCCCTCTTCGATTTCCTCAGGGTCGATACCTTTGAGGGGTTCTAAACGACTGTAATGTAGCCACCAGCGACCATCCAAATATTTATTTTTAGATAGATCTTGTACGCGATAAAACTCTCCATCTTTCTTTCTAATGACTACTACAGCACCACGCTTAATATATGATGCTACATCTTCTTTAACACGATATTTTTGACCGACGTAAATATCAATTTCTCTCATAATTATTTACCTACCTCTCTCGGGTTAATAGTTTTACCTTCAAGACTCTCAACGAGCCATTTTGCGTAGTCTTGTATTTTCTTAGCTTCCTTAAGCTCTCCTTCGCCATCCTTACGTCCTATACGACACGTATATTTGATGATATTACCACGCAGGTAACCACGAAATGCTTCGGGTGTCATATTGGCTTGCATGGTTTCTATTGGTTGATGTAAGGTGTCGTAGTGTGCGTTGCTAACTTGTGCGTAAGCATTAAGACTGCATAAGTTAATAAACCTCCAATCATCCTGAGGATACCTTCTTTCTCTTTTTTCTTTATTAGGGTAGTAGAAAGAAGGACAGGATGATCCATCATCACATTTGAGTTCAACTATTTCACCTTTTTTGAGCCAACCAGACCCATTATCATCGTCCATATCATCACGGACGACAAACAGCCGACCTCCTTGCTCAATATACCTTTCAAAATCTTGTCTGTTCATAATTACTTAATTCCTCCTTAGGTTTTCTTTTAGGAGACTTTAAGGAACCATATAGGTTATGACTAATAGTAGTTATATTTATAAGACAATCTATAAATAATACCCTTAGTAAAACTATCAGGTAATCTTTAAGTTACCTTATGGTTCCTTTCTCCAATATCTGTGACACTTTCTACCACAGGACATTTGTCACGAGAAGATGTACTTGCTATCTAAAACTATATTGATGTCTAAATCACCTTTTTGGGGTGGTTTAGGTAATTTCTGAGTAGTCAAGAGACTCATATCATTTCTGAAATTTTCCAAGACATCATTTTCGGTATACATCGTGATAAAAGATTGTCTTACAATCTCATACATTTTCTGTGCTTGTGCTAAAGGTGCGCCATAGCTATCATGTATCATTGCGAAATGTTTGATATTTTGGTCTACACAACTACAAACTGTCAACTGAAGATGTGCGGCGTCCATACTATGAATGAAATTAGGTGCTATACCTGATGCTTGTTTACGTTTGTCAATGTCCCCTGTTGCGGTGTTATCATATAAACGCAGTCGCTTTCCAGCACACCGTACCATAACGGTCGTAGACTTGACTTCCATGTACGATTGCTGAACGAGTAAGCCCATTGGTGTAATCCACGACACAACCTGTTTGTCTTTGGTAACAGCTTTTGCACAATCTTGTAACCATTTCATACCCTCTACAGCTTTAACTACGGTCGTACCTACAGCATCCCATACTAATTTAGCTAAGTACCGAGCCGCTTGGTTCTTACTGTCTGCAAAAATAGAAGCTTCAGCTTTAGCATCAATATCAGGTTGAATAGTATCTACCAAAATTTGATCTCGAAATCCATATTCCTTAGAACCATATGCAAGAGTCATAACAGAGCGTTTTGTTACCTTTCGGGTAACCCCAAAGGCTAACCATTGTTGAGCCAAAGTCCTTGTACCGTATTTAAGGTAACTATTACCCTCCTTGTCTTCCGCATCTTCGTCTGTAGTGCCAGTTCGGGCATCTTCTTTTAGCACCTCATTGACTTTTGCGGCGACAATAGCATAAATATCATTAGGTTTATTTGAAGGTACGAGGTTTACCGCCTGTCCACCAATAGGGTCTCTAAGTATTGCACTGAAGTGCTGAAGCCCTGAGCACGTACCATCAAAAGCTACATTGATACCTGTAGTAAACCCTATGATGCTACCGTGTTCCTTGATATATTCCTTAGCTTTTTTATATTCAAAACACCAAGCAAGGAATTGACAGGGGGAGTCTTGTTCTGCCCACCATAAGTTCCCTAACGGTTCCTTCGCAGACATTAAAATCAAATGCTCATTATCCAGTACCCACTGCTTGCGGTCATCATAGCTGACTTTATCTACACCAGCTAAATTAGCTCCTTCAATAAGTAACCAGTCCCAGCAATTCTCGTCTTCACAAGCTGGTGCGTCTGCAAATAAGATCAGTGATTTATTGATGTCATCACCTTGGAAATTAAAACTAGGTATCGGATAAACACGTCCCCTAAAATCCATATTGCAGGGAAAATATATTCTTTCATAATCTTTAAATTCTTCAGCAGTTCTGATATTGGTTAAAGCTCTAAGACAAATACTTTTACGCCTTGTCTCACTTCTGTACCAGCCTGCAAGTTTCTTTTTGTGTGCCTTAAGTTGTTCATCCGTGTAGTTGGGTGGTAAAACACTAGGCGGTACGCTTTCTTTGAGGTTCGGTATACCTGCGATACCGCCACCACGTTTGACTAATTCTTGTAGTACCTCCAAGACTTCTTTATTTATTACCCAAGGAGTAGCTTGAATTGCATTTATAGCCTTGCGTACTCCTTCAAGTTCCAACTGATTTAGCGTAGACATATAAGACTTAGTGAAAACGTCCTGCTGACGGTGTACTCTTAGGAGCTTAGAGGTACTTTGTAATTCCCCATAGTACCCGCCGTCCATATAGTTTTCCCAAGGTCTCGGAGGTAAGATTGTCGGGCATAGACGGTATGAAGAATCTATGATTTTTTCTTCGTTCTTATTCCAACCATCAAGAAGACTTTGAGACGGCTGGATCTCTAATAGATTGTCGTGTCTGTATTCTTCAAAATATGAGCTTACTTTCAGTACGACTTGAATCAAACTAGCGGCTAACTGCATAGCATCCTGTTTGTTCCATTCAGTAAACGCAAATTTTTCATGTTCCATACGTGCTAAAGCGTAGGCACGTCTATAGAGGGCTTGTACACGCTTTTCTAAGCCCGAAAGGACACTTTTAGCTTTCCCTTCATGGTTATTTAAAAACGCTTGGAGCTTTACTTCGTCATAAAGTTCTTTTGCTATGGTCTGACACAAATTGGAGTGCTGACAGTTTTTCCTTAAGACACCATTGAGTAATACAGAAAAAACAGTAAGTGTTATTATGTCGAACAGTTGTTCTTGGCGTTCGCTATAAATTTTGCTTATATCCTCAACTATTAAAACATAACTAGGCTTTGTACCTCTATGTGGCTTTAGACAAGACTCTATAAAGGTTTTTACACCCTCATTCACAGCTTTAAATTGATGACCTAAAACTTTCTGCCCTAAGTTAGTTCTTATGACTCCTCCATCTTCCGTACGTGCCTGTTCATAGGCTCTACGAGTGGCTTCCTGCCCTATCACCTTATAACGTGCTTCAAGTTCAAGCTGTCTACTTACAGCGTCCTCCCCAAACATTTCAATCCATTTTTCCATTTACTTTTGTCCTCCTTTTATGCGAACGTCTATTTGTAACTATAGTATTATTGCAAACTTATGTTCGGTAATCAAGGCGAAAATAAATAGACCTACCTTTCTGTAACACTTTTTGTTTACAACTTGTTCGTTTTATGTTCGCATTGTAATTGGAAGCAAAAAGGTAGGTTTTATTTATTATGTATCGCTATTTTCTTGTATAGTTTTCTACTGGTTTACATAGCTTTTATAGCAGATAATAAATTGCTAATGTTGCGGTATCCTTCAACCGTTACTCGTATTTGAGTGCCCCGAACACAGCCATTGAAGTAGGTACGGATAACTTTAAAGTAACCAGTAGGTGCTTCTTCTGTGAGTTCGTGTGCGCCTCTGTAGGGTTTACGGAGCCAGCCAAGGCTCTTTAAGTAGTTAAAGAGTTTATCAGGCGATAAACCATTCATCATAGCAACATCAGACACCGTATAGCTATCCTCGGCTTTCATGTACTTGTCGTACTTTTCGGCTTTCGGTGCCAGTTTTAAGATTTCTTGACGTTGTTCGACAATCTTGGTCTTCTGTTGCTCAATAACATCATTAGCCACTAACATAGCTTTAGCAAGAAATACACTAGGGTCGTCTATGGCTTCCTTTGCAGTTTCAGGTGTGAGATACATTTTGTGCTTGCGGATCGCCGGAAGGACTTCCGAGGTTACCCAACGTTTGAATTGTTTTGCGGCAGGGAGTTTTGAACGTAATATTAAGGAATACACTCCACTCTCATTGATAAAAGTTAAGCCTCTAGTAGGGATATCTGCACATACAAAATTACAAGGCAAAACTTCTTTTGGAATATTATTTTCAAAAGGGGTGATTTGCCCCCTTTGAATAATTTGCTTGTCTTCATAATCAACATGCTTCTTTATAGCATCTTTCTGATCAGAGTAACCTAATGCCTCCGCTACATCTTTACCAGCGAACCATGGCTCACCATCTTTCACTATTACCCGCATTTGTCCAAAAGCTTCATTTTGGAATACTTGAATTTTGTTGGTGTTGTTCATAATAAAATCATTCCTCCTGTTATCTTTTTAGTCATTCTTTAGGTGCCAAAGTGGAACCCTTGGAGTTATCCTCCATAGTGCCCACAAGTCAGCTTGTAGGCACTAGCAAGACAACGCTTTATAGCCCGAAGTTCCTTAAAGTTGTGTCCCAGTCAATCACTAGGCTAGCTAAGACAAGAACCATGATAATTTTGTCTTTTGTCATAATAAATTCCCTCCTGTTTAAAATGTTTCATCTATAATTTTTCTGATATTTTCGGAACTAGTTTTAACTTTGTCTCTGTTCAGCCGTGGGGCTTCCAGCAGTCCCTCTATTACCTCTAATTCATCACTAATATCCCGCAGGGATGCGGCGTAACTATCTGCTATGCCTTCTTTCTCTTGTATGTCTGCTTCATAGCCTTTTAGTTCATCTTCGTAGCTTTTGGTTGCGTGGGCTAGTTCAGCGGCTACAATGTCTGCCAGCGGGTCACCTAGTGTATCCCTTATTGTGTCAATAATATCCCTGTGGCTCATTATGATTACTTCTTGTCCCGTCTTGAGTGTAAGTTGTTCGATACTGTCGATCATGTAAACTCCTCCTTGACTGTTTTATAGAGGTTGTATCCTCTCTGCTAACCTCTAGGTTGCCCTAAAGGTCAGCGACAAGACACAATGGCTTTATCTTTCTTTCTTAATAGTTAGCTTATATTTTTGGATAACTGCATCAGCTTCTTGTTTCCAACGAGGTACAAAAGTAGTGTTTACATAGTCCGCTAATCTATTTTCTTTCATTGCTTTATAGGCTTCTTTTAATTCCTCATTATTACAACGGAAATGCGCTTTTGCTTTACTTGCATCAAAGCCCTGATACTTACTATTACCCATCCAGTAAGCTCCATTAGCTACTGCGTGCATTGGTACGCCGTTTATATCTGATAAATGCAGTGCTATTACATCATCAAAATGGCTGGTTATTGCTTGTATTTGCTCATGACAGCTCCCGCTACATAATAAAGTAGGTCGTCCTCTTTTGCCTGTCGCTTCATATACGTTTGCTGTTATGCTAAAATAAGGCTTCTGTTCTCCTAGTTGTGTGAGTTGGATATTAATATTAATGCGTCTTCCCTTACCTATGATTGTCGTTTTCATGCTTCTGCCTCCTTTAAGGTCTCAAAGTGTTTTATACTGCCCTTAATCATAAGAAAACATTTTCTTTCCTTGCACTCTGTGAGGTTAAAAGCCGCCTTTATCATGTTCTGTAATTTAGATGTTGTGATGCTGTAATAACAGTTGTTAAAAAGCAGTTCTCCTGTTTTGGTGTCTAAATCCAACATAAGCGTGTCATAGCTTTTTACGATATAATGGCGACCTGTAAAGACTGCCGTTGCGGAGCTACCTCGAAAGTCTCGGAGTTGCTCCAGTTTTGACTGCATGGCACTGTAAGGTGTATAAGTGTTGTTAGTTGTCATTTTGTGTTCCTCCTTTTGATTTTGTTTCAATATCATTTTTGATGTTGTCTATATCATAAATGGTATTTTTAATATTGTCAATACCTTTTTTGATATTTTTTTTATTATTTTTGATGTTGACAACATTATTTTAAGACTATATAATGAAGAAAAAGAAAGAAGGTGAGATGTAGATGAAAAAGGAAGATTTTATAAAAGATTGGAAGAAATTTTTAATTGATATAGGGAAAAGTGAAACAGAGTTGTCAAAAGAAGTAAAAATAGAACAATCAGGTATCAATAGACGTATTAATTCAGGTTCTTTTAAATACCTAGAGCTGTCAGAAATAGTAGAAAAATACGGTTACTCTATAAAAATTCATAAAGGGGATACAGAAAAATGACTGTAAAGAAAACAACTACAGCACGAAATGCAAAGCCTGCTTTTGTATGGGATGAAGAAACTTTAATAGGTTCTTTAATGAGTTCAGAAAAACAAAAAGTTTCTGTTTATCTATGCAAGAAAGATACAAAAGGGTACATTTCAGTCGTAAAGGCTGTAAAACTTAAAACAGGCTTTAAACCTACGAAAGGGTTTGCAATTCCCTACCACTCAGCACAACAAATTTCTGCTTTAATAAATAGAGCATTTAACGAAGGACAGAAAATGAATTATAGTTCTGAATGGGAATCAGAAAGTAAAGCAGTAGAAGATGAAGAAGCAAAACTAAGTTCTGATGTGATTATTTATTTGTAATAGAAAGAAAACAGACAACAAATAAAATCAAAAGACACCTTGAAGGTATCCAAAAGGACGCTTTCAAGGTGTCTTTATTTCTTCGTTATTTAATCCTTAAGTATCTTTAAGTTCTTCAATATATGTGACACTTAATAATCAAACGACAAAAAAATACCCTTAAAGGCTCCATTAGGTAACCTTTAAGGGTATTTATGTTTTCTTTGCGTAATACTAAAAGTGACCCGAACGTCTCCCGCATAACAGATTTAAAATAAAGAAAGTTTAGCACATTAGGGACACTTTTAGTCCCACTATTGTAAACTTTATGTGAATTAATTTTAGCATCAGGTACTAAAAATTTAAAAAATAAGCATATGTTCACCGTTTGACAGTGGCTTAAATAGTGACTTATAGTAACCTTAAGCACACCACAAGTGACAAGTGTAAGTATAGTGGATACTTGTAGTGCCTTACTGTCTGTTCTGTGCTGTCTCCCTCTCTGGTTCTCTGTGTTTCTGCGGGTGTTCTAAGTGTCACCCATATGGGGGAAGTGGGAGCGCACGCAACTTTAAGCACCCTCTCGCAAAATTTTCTCCAAAAATTCACTTTGAAAGGAGCGTAATATTTATTATGCGGAGACCAAAAGGCGAGGGTTCAGTTACTAAATTATCAACAGGGAAATATAGAGCAAGAATAGAGCTTGACCCTATGAACGGAAAAAGAAAATGGTTATCAGTTATCAGAGATACCGCCCCTGAAGCACGTAAAGCACTTAGGGAACTTTTGAGGAAGAAAGAGGTACTAGAAGTCCAACAAGAGTATAACGACTTGTTCCCGGCTGTTGTAGCCGAGTTTATAGCTACCTGCAAGACTAAGATGCTTAAACCAACCACTATTATGCGGTACGAACTTGCTCTTAATTTTTGGGTAGATACCTTTAAGTATAAAAAGGTATCTCAAATAACCACTAAGGAGATCAATAAAGGTATTAGTATTTTAAATGATAAGGGTTTAAAAACGGGGTCTATTAGACTATCTTTAGTGATACTTAGCTGTTTATTTAATTACATGATAAAGCTCAATTACATTAAGGTAAATCCGGTAACACATTGTGCTATACCGAAAAAGGTACGCACTAAGAAAAATATGGAGATTGTAAGTGAAGATGAACATAGACAAATATTAGATTATCTAAAACCTCTCTATGATTACTTCCGTCTCACTGGTGAAAAGACAATCAAAGCCCGTATGTATGTAATTTATCTCCTTGCTTATAACACAGGGATGCGTGAAGGTGAAATAGCAGGTCTTACATGGGACTGCTTAAATGTAGACAAAAAGGAAATATCAGTACACCAACAAGTAATAAGAGCTGACGGCAAATATCAGATTGTGTCCCCTAAAACAGAAGCATCTTATCGGGAAGTCACAATATCAGACAAACTTATCAGCCTCTTATTGGAGTTACAGGAAAACTATAGGAAGTTAGGTTACTCAACAGACTTCATTTTTGGGAGTCTATTCAAAAAAGATACACCTACTCCACCTGCCAATATAGCAAGGGTTTTCAAACAGTGTCTTAAAGGTGCTGGTATTAAACGACATATTACCTTCCATGATCTACGACACACTCATGTTACCTCTTTACTCGAAGCGGACATATCAGTCAATACTGTGGCTGAAAGAATAGGACACGCCTATGCTTCCACGACTTTTGACATCTATGGACACGTTTTGAAACGAGCAAAAGAAAGAGCGGCAGAGATATGTTGCGATTTTGGTAGCTAATCCTCAAAAACACGTGTCACTATTATTATCGGACATTGTTATCAAAAAGCCACTATCGTGTCACTATTATTGTATTTTAAAGGGTATTTTGAGGTACTAAAAGGGTTTCTAAAAGCTGGTCGTAAATCCTGTAGAACCGCATAAATACAACAGTTTTCAAGCATTTCGTATGGTAGACGAATTTTGTGTCAAGAAGAATTATGTATACATGAACTTTTGATGTTGCCAGAAGTACTTTTTTCTTATACAATGGATACGGTCTCAACCAAA